TGCCACCAAGGTCGATTGGCAGCACATTTCCTTTTCCGTATGTCTTCTCAAGAAGTTGTGATTTGCTCTCTGGGTTTGGAAGTGTTTCCACTTGAGCCATGAGAGAAGTGGGAAGCATCTCACTCTCGACCCCACCCTGCCCAACTGGGGCATTGTAAAGTTGTCCAACAACCTCGCGTTGCCTTGCCTTGAACTCTTCAGGGGACGGCTGATCCGTCATTACAGGTGGCGCATTGAATCCACCACCACCCATCCCCATGTAATTGGGCATGAAGGAAGAACGAGCTTCAAGTTCTTTCCTGAGTTTGCGAACCTCTTCTAGCTGTGGTTTTGCTTCTTCCTGCTTAAGCAAGTCGTATTCAGCTTCTTGGCGTTCTAATGCGCGACTTAAAGTTACTGACTCATCAGCTAGTTTATTAGATAATTCCTTATCTCCAGACTTGGATGCTTCACGGAGTTCAGAAATAATGTTTTTTCTGGCATCAAATATGTTCTTAATATTTGCATCAACTGCAGATATCTTCTCTGTCAAATTAAGACTTGATGATTGGGTTTCAGCCATTTATTTGGTTTTGTGTTTATCAATCAACATTTGCTCATCTGGAGTAAGCGAAGCACCACTGGTTGGGATTGTCATCTTCCTCTCTTTAACGATTCCTTTTTCATCAATGTATTGTGAAGGAGCTTTTATTGCAGCTTCGTTAAATTCCGACTGCGTGATTTCGCCGTTATCCAATTTTGCTTTCAGAACTCGATCAGAACCATAAATAAGATCATGTTGAAGATTCTTAAGCCTAACTAACTCGCGTCTGAATGATTCTGGACTTTGCGCGTTTTTAAGAGCAGTTGCTGAATTCCTCAAGACTGCCATGTCTTTGTCCGAAACAGCGCCAAGGGCAGCACCAGTAGGATTATTCGCTCTCATTTGCTGGATGCCTTCAAGAGTAAGAGTAGCAACCACTCGATCAATTATTTCTTTTCTCTCGGCAGCATCAGTCGTTGGCACACCTTCACCAACCATTCGTCCTACTGCGCCAAAAACTCCAGGCATCATCGATTTGGATTTCGCCTCAAGCAGATTGAGATCTTCCGTAAGAGCCATAGCCTTGTCGATTTTGTTTTCTGCTGCTGCTTTCCGTTGTTCTGCTTTTGCGGCACCGACTCCTGCCCCTTGGATCATTTCAAATCCACCTTTGCCATCTGATTTGATGGTCATGCCAGTCGGCAGAGATGCAGTGTCGAAATCTGTAACATCAAATGTCCCATCTGGATTTAATCTGCCTTCAGGTCGAACTCCAAGATTCATAAGTTCACCAAGTTTTTCCAAAGTGACGTTTACAGGCTTGTTGATTTCCTTCGCCTTTGATTCAATACGTCTGGCACCGGGAGGAATTTTAGACTTTATGTTGGCAGGCGGTTCACCAGCTTTAGGAGCAATCACAGGAGGAGTTTTTTCTGGCTCAATTGCTAAGGCAGAATCTATTGCATCTGCGTTAGCGGCTTCTATACCTGGAAGAATAGTTGCCTGTGCAAAATTCCCATAGTCAGGATAAGTTCCATCACCGGGAACTGATTCCGACTGTAACTCTGGAAGAGACATCCCAGCATCAATCATGCTTCTTGTTTGGGGTTGTCCAACGATCACCCCATCTGACCTTGTTTTTACTCCTGTAACAGGGTTAAAAACAGCGGGTATCTCGTAATCCACCCCATCTATGGTTTCGTAGACGCTACTTTCTTGCAAGTTCACGCTCTTTGGTGAACCTACTTTGCTAGCAGCAATCTGTGCATTCTCAATAGCCACTGCCTGACTCTTGTCAAACCGTCCAAACACATTCGGGATCATCGCCTTCCCCTCAGCCAGCAATGCAGATTTCTGCACAGCACTGAGATTGGCATCGCTTGCAGCAGTCAGGAATGGCTGGAGGGCATCTCTTGCTCCAGCAATTTTATAGGAGTCACTGAGAGTGAGAGCGGCTTCAATTGCCTTCACAGACGCATCGTTGGCAGCATTGATTTCCTTCTCTTCTTTCCTTGATTCCCTGAAGTCTTTGATTACACCACTGATGCTCTTGCCAACGTCAGCCAATGACTGAGCTTGCATTTGAGCAGAGCGGATTACATTGCTGTAGTCCGGTTGTGGGTATAATGCTGGGTTTATTTGTCCTCCGATAAGTGCCATGATTTTAGACTGTGTATGCTCTGAGTGGTTGTCCAGTTGCGCTCCTGCCTAGGTTTCCTAGATAAGATCCAGTATTGCCCATAGTCATAGTTCCAGGGGTGGCAACTCCACCACCTCCCATGGACCCAAGACCCATTCCCATCAGGCTTCCTCCAATCGAGCTGTATGCAGATGCCTTTGCAGCTTGGGCCGCAGCATTAGCTGAGTATTGCGCCATGTTTGCTTGGTTCTGCGCTCCAGCCTGAGTCATTGCCAAGTTGATTGGCATGTTGTAATCAAACTCGCCAGACGATGCTGGTCCAAGTTGTAAGCCTAGTGCTAGGTCTTTCCCGCCAGCATTGTAAGCCAATGGAGCAGAGCTAAGAGCTTGTAATCCAGGCTGAGTGTAGAACGATCCAGCTTGTGCAAAAGCATTTCCTTCAGCCGCTGCTGCCTCCTGCCGCTTCTGTTGCATTAGGCTTTCTCTAGCCATTGCTTCAGACACAATACTGGCATTACCACCTAGTCGTCCAGATGATTGGAATGCCTCTCGGGCAGACTGCTCATACATCCTCTTCTCTTCTGGTGTAACGCCTTGCGCTGAAGCCCTTGCTCGTTGAGCTTCTTGTGCTGATGCTTGGACAACTGCAGCTTGTTCTGGAGACAAGGACTGCATGAGTCCACGAGTCAATCCTGTCTGCCCAGTCATTAGACCAAGTTCTTCAGCACGAACTTGTCCTAGAGTCTGTCCTGCTTGTTGTGCCGAGGAAAGTTGGAGAGCGTTGAATCCAGGTTGTCCGTTTACTCCACCAAGAAATTGTCCGGTTTGACCGAACATCTGACTCATGAACTCAGGCCCAAACCTTTTGCTTAGTTCTAAGAACTGTTGAGGATATTCACCATAGTAATCAATCAGACCGGTCGCTTGACGACCTGCAAGATTTGTTCCTTCTTTGTTCTTTGCAAAGATGTCAACAGCAGCTGGGGTCTTACCAGTTTTTCCTGCTTGGCTAGCACTATAGGCCGAAACACCTGTCCCGATTGCTGCAATTGTTATGGCCGAACTCATTTATTTATTTGTAATAATTGTTGAAATAGATTGCGATGGACTAATATCTTTTTTCCAAGTATTGAATCTAGGGTCATCATTATCCATTAGTGGATTATCAATAGGGATTGTGATTTTTCTGACGATCTCGTCAGGGTCAGTCAAATTGTCTGGATTTGCGTGAATAGTAAAATATACAGAATCTGTTTCAGCATAAACAAGCCTTCTAGTTCCTTTTTTGGTTATCCCCATGAATGGACCAGTAATTCTAAATGCTCCATCATTTGAAATAACCTGAGTAGTCCCAGATATCAATACAAACTGATGCTCTGTATTGTGATGCACGGTTGTAAATATTGATCCGGCTGGAGCCAATGCTTTTCTGATGTAAATGCCTTCTGTAAATATATGGACTAGCGGGAGTTCTCCTGATGGCATCGTGGAAAGCTCATACTCAATCTTGTCGATTGGAGATGACTTTTCCCAATCAGCAAGAGAAGGAACCTTTGATTCAAACTCAACAATTTCTGTGGGCTGCTTGTAGATTGCTATTGATTCAAGATTGACATTGTCCCTGTAATTCACAAACAATTCGGAACCAGCTTCAATTTTCTTTATTGGAACGCAAAAAACATAATCTCCTTCAAATATGAATTTGCAATTTGGATCTGGTGAATGATTGATCACCCGACCACACAAGTATTTGTAGTTTCTGAATGATGCTAACCACTTTCGATCCAAGTCAATGTCATCAATTGCAAATACACCCTTGCCATGTATTTCCGAATCTCGCATCTCAAGAGAATCTTTGTTCTGTCCCGAGTCAAAGCAAACATTCTTACCCATCATCTTGAACGCATCAGCATCGGAGATTCCCAATGAAGACAGGAAATCATTGTAATCGTTGATTTTGCTTAAGGCATCCATAAGTTTGTGGTTTATCCAATGAACATTGCGTTGACTACAGTGAAATCATTTTCATTACCACTAGTGGAATTTGCTACAAAAATATCGCAAGATTGAGCGGTTGTTTCTGTGGCGTTATTCCCACCAACAAGTCCAGCAACAGCCCCGCTATTAAAGTTAGCAAACCCAGAACGTGCATAGTTGGCGTCTGGAAGAGCAATCGTAAAGTTTACAGCGTATTGACCAGTTCCTAGAGTGCTTACATTGGCTACATTCCCAGAAGCTCTAATCAGTCTCCTTAACAATTGGACATTTCCACTAGCACTTCCAGATGTTCCATGAGTTACTGTAAAAACAGTGCTGCTTGTAATTGCCGTTACGATAAAAGCACCATCAACTGCCGCGCCTGAAGTAAAGTCTAAATATACTTTGTGTCCCACGGCTAATCCATGAGCAACTGTGGTAGTCACGGTTACTGTTGCTGATGTCCTGGAATAAGTTCCTCCAATGTCGTTTGCCGTTGTTCCATTGAAATTCACCCATGCTCTAACCCCAAAAATTGGGGCAGAACCTGTTTGCGCTCCATCTAGTTTGGCAGCAGTAATATTTGCATCTGCAATTTTTCCAGTAGTAACGTTTGCACTAGCAATCTTTGCAGTTGTTACAACATTGTTGTCAAGTGTGGCTACTCCGCTTGCAACAGTAAAAGCTCCGAAATCAGAATTAGACAGTTTAGCTGGAGTAACACTCCCATCTAAAATTGCCGTAGTCGTAATAGCGTTAGCCGCAATCTCGTTTGACGTAATCCCGGTTGTTGCCACCTTGAGCTTACCAGAGGTCAGAGCCAAGGTTGTTCCAGTAATCGCATCAGCAGTGAACAGCGTCTCATCGATGATGTTATTCATCAACGTGCTGGTGATTACCTCGTTGGTAGCAAATGTGTGGGTGGTTTCTACGACTCCTGCCATATTATGTCTGGGAAATGATTTGTCTGTTTGTCACTGAACCAGTGACCTTGATTGATGTGACCTTAGGTGACCCAATGGTTCGTGTCAAGGTAAGGCTTCCTACATACCCTCTGATCCCACCAAGGCGGAACCGTATGTTTCCTGTCTCATCTTCGTTTACAGCTCCTGATCCAAGGACCACACCGTCGAGGAAGGTGGTTGTCGATCCAATGCTTTGATTGTTGTCTGGATCTTCTGCGGCAAATGAGATGTCATACGCACCAAGACCACCATCAACGCATTGCATGGTGACTTGTCCATCGGTGAACCGCTTGCGATCAAGATTACCCAATGCGTAGCCCCTGGTAGTCAGGGAAGAATTGATGAAGAAGCTCGTCACAGCTTTCGTTGAGAGAGTGTTGTCGGCTGAGAGAATAGTATCGTTGGATGTCTCTGTTGCTTCCAACTCGTGCAGTCCACCTAGAGATGTCATGGCGTAAATACTGTTCCTTTCTGCTGCACCGCCAACAATTAGGTTGGTAATGAAAAAATCACTAGCTTCAAAGGTGTCGATTGACTCCCAGCCCTTGTTGAGAAAGTTAAAAATCAAGATTGTGTTGTTTCCATTGGCATCATTCAAACCAGCACCACTGTCCAGCGGCACAGCAAGGTAATACCTGTTGTTGAATAGCACTCCAACGGAGTAAATTGCCAGATTCTTGTTGATTCGGTCAATGTATGGCTGGATATTCTTGGAGATTGGCTCATCAGAACCACGCAGGTTGTAGTCATTTAAGAACTCAACCGCATAAATGCCTTCGTCCGACAAGAAAAACATGGCGTTTCCCTTCATCACTACGCTTTTCCTAGCCAAGCACCCAACCTCAGTAGTCAAAGCTGTCACTTTGGTGTCGCTCAAGCTGCCAGTAGTCCCACTGATCAAATGCAGGCTGTTCCGATTCAGCACAACTAGCTTGTCATCGTAGAATCCTTGCAGCGCAACCAAGTAATCAGCCGTTCCACCAGTGATTCTGAATTGACTGGCGATCTGATCGTAGGTATGATTGTCTAGGATGTCAGAAGCTGCAATTTCATCGGTGATGTTCCTGTCTGTGTAGGTTGGAGAGCTAAAAGTTCCGGCTGGATCGTAGTAAAAAGGAACCCACAATCGACGTTGGAAGTAAGTCCCCCACGGTGGGGCGGGTTGATGGATAAATCCTGCTCCAACGCTAAATGGTCCACCTACTTGGATGTTGTCTGCGCCAATAGTAGCCAAGTCACCTACTGGTGCAATAAACTCAATCAATGTGGTTGTGGCGTTTTTTACCTCAAACGACTTGCCAGAAATACTGCTGAACGTAGGTTCTGTTGTTTCATAAACAGTAACCGTGTCTCCAGTAGCAAGTGTTGTGTTGCCTGATACAACCAGACTCACCACACCAGAGACTACGTCTACATTGCCTCCAGTCACAGTGAATACCTGTGGTTGAACGTAGACTCCAGCAGGAACTAATGTGAAGTCAGTTTTCAGCACTGCACTCGTGACTACAAATGTCTGTGTCTGTGAAGTTGTAAACGTGTAGGTGAAAACATCCTTGTCGGTCACTGACAGAACCACAAACGTCCCATTAGCTGGTGTTCCTCCAGTCAAGCCACTTACAACAATTGTGTCCAATGCTGTCAGTCCGTGATCACGAACTCTCATGGTCACAGTAAATGTTCCAGCCTGACTGGCACTCTCGATATTCCGCCCATTCGGGAACCACTCAAAGCCTTGTAGTCCCTCACGAAACAAGCAAATGCGATCAAAGGCTTGGATCATGTCAGTGTCCTCAGTAAGAACCTTGGTAATCGGATACGCGATGTCCTGCGTAGTGTAGTCATTCAGATCAACCAAGATCGCCTTTGAGTCCAATGCCAGCACAACGCTTTCAGCATTGGCAGAGTTTGGATCGCTGAATAAGCAAGATGCCCTGACGTTCACGTTGGCGGCATCATTGATTGGAGTGGTTGACAGTGTGCCGGTCTGATCGCTGATGGTAGTCAATCCAGGCACCGAATACGTCAAAGTGTTTGCAGTCGCCACAGTCAGAGTAAAATCCCCATCCATCACGGCATCACCAACCAGCCCAGTAATCCTTGCTAATGCCGTGCCTGTAAGTCCGTGAGTGGCAATTGTAATCGTCACAACAGATGCAGTTACGCTAGCCGCAGTGATGTTCTTTGCCACATCAATCAGAAAGAACGGCAACTGCAATGGACTACCACCGCTGGTCAATGAACTCGTCCTAGCCACAACACCCTTTCGTGGCTTCCAGTGTCCTTCCATCCTCCCATTCAAGGACTCTCTCACCTCACCAGGTTGTAACTGGTTCAGTTGTAACCTTTGGTTCACACCAGTAAACCCACCATCCCCATCAGAGGATTGCCCGTCATTCAACGCACCACTCTGTGCAAATTGACTCATTAGGCAAAGTAAGCAATCGCCAACCCAGTATCCAATTCAATGAACTCAATCTTCCCCCGTACTAAAAAACTCCCTATAGTACATTCGGACACTTGTGTCCGGGCCTTCTCCGGGCCCTCTTGCTTCACTTGGCCTGTACAGTACATGTACTGTACTTGCATCCGCGCCTTCTACGGGCGCTATTCCGTACTTGTCCACGCCTCGCGCTCCTAACGTCACCGACGCTATTCTCTGAAATGATTCTACTCATGCGAAAGGAAACACGTCAAGACATTTCTCGCGCCTTGCAAGAACGCCAGGGAACGCCAGGGAACGACCGGCGATTGCCGGCAATGATCAAAGCGGAGGATTAAAACGCACGCTTTAAACGCAAGTAAGTTGCAATTGCAAGTAAGGTGCGATAGGGGGGACTAAGACTGAGGTGGCGGTATTCGCCACAATCGGGGCAACCCCTGTCAAGGGCATGATCGACATCGTTCCCGACGG